AATTAAAAAACCATTTTTAAAAATTTCTACATTTACAGCCTGATTTATTAAAATGTTATCATTTGCCAAATCCAAATTTATTATGTGTTGACCACTATATCTAACTTGAAATAATCCCTTTGTAGCAGCTGTAAAAAATTGTCCATTTGTTGAAACCTGACTTAATGGATCTGCTGTTACTGTACCTATAATACTATTTAATGAAGTAAAGAAAAAATTATACCTACTTATTGTAATGGTTTGATTTTGTATACCTACTCTCCTGATAATTAACCCATTCAATAAACCAGTAGTGAAATTATCATGGTCCATAAATGCACTTTCATTAGCACTAGCAGTAGCATCAATCTCTAGTACATTACCACCACCATAAGCTAGTAATAGTCTCTTAAATAATTGTGACTCAAAGAAGAGACTATCAAATGAAATGCCAGCTTCAGTAAATGACTTCTTTAAAATGTCGTAGATAAATACTTGTGGTGGTATATTGTAAGTTCTAAAGCTATCAGGTGCAGGCCTTGTGTATCCATAATCAATCAGTCCATAGTAATAGCCTTCACCAGTCCATCCTACACTATCAAAATTACTACCTGGTGATCCATCAATTTCTATTATGCCATTCCAGCTATTCTGCTGATTTGTGTAAGTCATTGTGTGATCATACTCTGACCAGTCTAATTCGTTTATTTTTATCTTTGTCAGTCCAGCTATAAAATCTATAGTATCAGATGTTAAGTTTATATCAAAGCTCCATACACCATCCATTAAACTACATGACATCAGCTGTGCCACTCCATTAAACTCTAGTAATCCATTCTGATAGTATTCTGCTGTGCTTTTTGCTGTAGGATCAAAATCTATAAATTGTGATTCATCTTCACTTATATTGGCTGTAGTATTCAAGGTGAAGATAGAAAGCATTAGATCCTTATTTCTTCTTGTACCTGGTAACTTAATAGTCTTAGACTTATTACCTTTCCTAGCTTTTAAATCCTTTATATCTGCTATATTGAAAGTAAGTGGAAATGGTGCAGATTCATTGATATCTACCAAGTTACCATTTATGTAAAGTTCACCAGCCATTATATAATTTGTGAAGTGTAGGTAAATGTTCTATCTATCGTAACTGTTTCTTGAATCAGTCCATCAGTCCTTCTTCTTTTATTTCTAGCAGTACTGTTAGTAACTTTTACCACCTCATATTCAGCAGCACCATTTATCTGCATGTATACTAATGGACTGTCAAATAATGTGTTTACTAACCAATTCTGTACATCTTGTTTCATAAAGTCACTATTAACTATCATCTGCTTAACTTTAGTTTTAGCATAGTTAACCATCTGACCTCTACCATTAGGATACACAAATCCACCAGTAGCATTCCATTCACCAGGCTCTTGTTCGTAATCAAAACTTTTAATAGTAGCTGTATTTGTGCTTACTAAGTTAAAGCTAAACTGATCATACACTCCAAACTTATTTAAGAAGTAAAGTCTGACATCATCATAATCAGTACATGACTGATCTATGTATATTGTTACTACTTCACTTTCTTGACTTATACCACCATCAGTAACCTTTATAGTGTAGTAAAATGTACTATCAAATGCTCCTTGTGTGATGTTACCTTGACTAGCGTTTATTATCTGTTGTGGACCTACATTCAAAGCGTTGAATCCACCAGTAGTACCTATAACCAATCCTTCATTAGCTATGAGATTATTAGTAACATCATATAGCTCTACTATGACATAAGTATTAGCTGGAGCTACTTCTGCAAAGTAAGCTAAAAAGTAATACTCATCCATTCCTATAAAAAACTTTTCATCTTGCGGTGCATCAGTAAGAAACCTAAATGGTGTAGTTAAATCAATGGTAAAGTCAAAGTAATTGTACTCACCTGTTTTCCATCCATCAAATTCATAAGCTCCATTGTAAGCTATCCTTACACCACTGTTAGCTGAGTCATGTAGTGTTGGTGGTGATCCATAAGATTCATAAGCTAATATACTGTATGATACCAAAAAAGAAGTAGCATCAAAATATAGATCATCAAATAAATCATAAGTAGTGAGACTAGCTTGTACAGCTTCTTGTACATTGATCCTACTATATACATCACTTTGTCTAAAGACCTTAGAAGTCAATCTTAATGATCCATTTATATACAGCTCTACCACAAATGAAAAATTATCCTGACCAGTCTCAGAACTTTCAAGTGTAAATGTTAAAGGATTACCAGCTGGTGCTATTAGAAGTGGTGTATTATTTATATTGATACTCATTATTTATCTAGTTTAAATCTTACATCAAACATAAGACCAGTGATGGATAATAAATCTTCTGCTATCTTATTCAATGTGTCTTCTGTTATTACATTTTGTGTTATATTCTTAGGTCTTAATCCTTTCTGTTTTATTCCAGCAGCTACTGCATAAGCTTCATTTATATCTAAGCCTTTCCACCCTTGTATAGCTGTAGCCATATTATGACTTACACCAGGATATCTAAAGCTAAATCTACTATTATAATTATTACTATTCACACTGTTAACACCTTCATCAACAAATGGATAATAACTATCAGCTTGTAGCTCAAAGCTTAATGCACCCTTTGGTACAGGTATTATACTTGCTGCTAAACCACCAGTGTTATTGGCTACCTTCTTAGTGTAGTCTCTAAACTCAGTAGCTAATTGATTAGATACTTTAAGAATAAACTTATCATAGACACTGCTAGGTTGTGTAGCATCTGTAACTGCTATGCCTAAATTATCATCATCTAGAAAAGTTAAGTCTACAGCCATCTATCTATTATGTAATCTTGTTTGTTTCTCATCTGTAAGCTTTATGTAATTTAACCAAAACAAAGTCTTTACATAAGGCTGTTCTGTAATTCTTTCCACACTGCATCCCATTTCTTTGGATAGTCTATGTAAGATAGTTGTCCAAGTGTACCATTCTGAATCTTGTGGTCCTGCATCATTATCATCATCTGCATCTGTACTCTCGCTGTCTGAATTGCTATAGTAGCCAGACTCTGCTTTTCTAAGTAATGAAAAAAAAAAGTAAAGAAGTTCAAAAACTCATCACCAGGGAAATGTGACTTGAAGATATCGTATCTCTTTTTGGTAGGATTCAATTGTCTACCTCTATCATCTTCTTGGCAGTATTCCATTCCATCTTCTACATACATGATAGCTAATACAGCTGTAGGATCATTAGAGATATCTTCTATCAGCTTTAAGTCTATGATTTGACCTGTACTAATGTGGCTAAAGTCCTTTCTGTAGAAGTAGCTCTTACCTTCTATCTGTATTACTTCTTTAGGCTCAGCATAGTTATAAGCACTAAGTACACTAAGTAAGTAAGTACTAGCTTCTTGTACGTTGTATAGATCAGCTTTCTTTATACTGCTTAATGATTCACCACTAAAGATACTAAGTAACTGACATTGAAAGATTAATAAATCAGTAGTGTTATCACTATCCTTAATGCTGTCAGTTATAAGTAACCATTTACTTAACTGATCAGGGGTGCAGTCTTTGATTGTTTTTGGTAGGTTTAATTTCATCATACTCTTAATGCCATGTATTTTCCTTTATTGCTAAAATCTTTTCTGCTGTGCCATGCAAGTGCAGTAGCTATGACACCATCATCGTGCATTCCTGATGGTGCAGAATAAGATACATTTCTTGTGTTTGGATTGTAAATATAAGAATAATTATCAAGCTCATCTAGTAACCATTGCTCATTGATAATAGATATAGATAACTGTTCAAATGCTACTGCTAGATCTTCAATGATTATTGGCTTTGTCTTAGAGCTGGTAACAAATGGATGGATTAGATTTCTGCACCTGGACTGTAACATTTCATAGAACACATCACCTTGATTGTTTACCTCTACTAATGTAGTTGCATTGTATTGCTTGATGATAGTTGCTACCTTTTCTATAATCTTATTCCATTCATCATGTCTCCATCTGTTAGCACTTACCATCTTACCATCTTGATTGATAATTACTAGTACAGTGTAGTCATCTGCTCTACCAATATCTAAACCACCATACATCTTAGGTGTAGTCACTCCAGTACCGACTGACTTATTAACATTCTTAAAGATACCACTAGCATTGTCAATGAATTCTGCCATGTATTCTTGCCTAAAAACAAAGTCAGGTAGTGACCTCTTTCTTTCTTCTAATTCTCTAGGATCAATCATTGGATTATCATAAGAAGTAAAATGAAAGTAAGCATATCTATCATCATAGTTTGGTTGCATGCAAAGCTTATGAAAGTGATTTTTACCTTTTGGTGTAGAGATAAATATTATCTTCTTACCTTTCACTAGGACAGTAGCACTTAGCACTTCATCCCACAGCTCAGGTCTAGTAAATGCCATTTCATCTACCACCATGTAATCAAAGGTATTACCTCTGATATTATCTGGTCTTTCACCTGAGAAGAATTCTATAGTAGATCCAAATCCAGTGATCATTAGATCTGACTTATTGAATGAAAAGAAACCACTAGCAGATGTAGCTCTTTCCATTTCGGCAAAGACTTTTTTACCTTGCTTATAAACTGGTGTTATCCAAGCTATCTTACAACCGGGATCATTGATAGCCCAGTATAATAATTGGTTAATACCTAGCAAGGTCTTACCAAACTGTCTACCAATATTTAAGCTGTAGTATTTCTCATGACCATGATTGATAGCTTCATGGATTGACCTTTGCTTATCATGTGGCTTGTAGCCTTTTACAGTGCTCATTCAAAATCAAACTTTTCTACAGTCTTAGTCTCTATTTGTTGACGATCACTCATGGCTAATCTATTCTTAGCCCAGAAGATACCTTTACCTTCATTGGCTACTACATCTTCTGAATAAGAGTCTAGTCTAGCTTTGACTTTTTTTATAGTGTAAGATAATGGATGACTATCATCTTTCTCTATATCATAAGTATACTCTCTAGTATAGAAGTCAAAGCCTTTATTAATCAACCAGTGACCTACAAAGTACTTCCATCCAGCTACTTTTCTATCTTTAACTAGAGTAACATCACCTTTAACAGATACATGTTCTTTCTTATTATTTTCACATTCTAAAATGTATTCAGCAACTAGATCTAGTAGTTTATCTGAATCTATATTTTGATATTCGTTTGCCATAATCTATTATGTTATATTGTTTTATAAGCAATACTTGATATAGAAAGTGTAAGGTATTACTTTTAATTTGACTAGCAATAGCATGATGTACTTGTATTTTTTAAAGTTGTACTTATCAAAATTATCTCTACTACCAAGTCTCATATTAACTAATCTTAACATCCTTGTAGCACTTGTGCCAAGTTTAGCGAAGTCAAATTGAGATTTAACTGCTAGTTTTTCTTTTGCTTCTTCTTTAGTAAGCTTTCCACTTCTGACTTGAGCAGAAAGATATACTATTCTTTTGTCTATGTTAAACTTCTCAGGCAGAAGGAATGATCCTACAAACTCAGTGTATATATTCTCGCAGTGCTTACCACCATAATCTTGCCAGTTAATAAGTCTCTTCATTTCTGACTCCATTGTATCTCTATCAAAGTTGTAATGAAATGGTCTTATATTCTTGATACCTATAGCAGCATAAAATAGTTGGTCCTTAAAAGTAAATAGTGGATAGTTCATTAACTTAAGACCAGTGTACTTATTGTAAACTGACTCAATATATTTCGCATCCATGTAGGTCCATCCTTTTGGTGTAGATCCTTCTGTTCTAAAATCGTGACCATTTAGTATGTATTTAATACCATTCTTGTAAGCAGTATCATACATTAGCTTAGTCATAGCTATGTCATTTGGAATATCAGCATCAGGTACACCAGCAGATAAGAATGCGTCATTAAGTCTATCATACTCAGCTTTGTTTACTGTGAAATTAATAGAGTCTACATTGAGCTTAAGTATTAACTGCTTCATGTTATGGATAGCTTCTGGTGCATTCCAATGATTATCAAAATGTATTACTAATGGATTTAAGTTCCAGTATCTTACAGCTGTATAAAGTAGTACAGATGAATCTTGACCACCTGAAATACCCATAATGCAGTCATACTTTTTATCCTTACCAGCTTTCTTAACTGCATCAATAAGCTTTTTTAAATCTTGTGGATTAGCTTGTGATTCTAGCTGATCATGTAGATCACAGTATTCACATTGATGTTCACCTATTTCTGCAATGGATTCATCAAACAAGCATCTTGTACATTCTTTCATAAGTTGTAAATTTCATTAAAGTTATTAAGTAATTCATTACTAACAAGTGTAGAGTCTAGCTTACCATTTAGGTGCTCATGAAATCTATGCTTATTATTCCATTTGTTAGTAGAGATTGACAGCAAAGATACTTCTTTAGTAGAAGGTAGTATCCCTATTTTAATTTGTAATTCTGAAGCTTTTTTCCACATAGAATAATCTAAACTATTATCTAGTCTACTATCAAATGGTTGCCATTGTATCTGATTTAAGAAGGATTTATTAAGCACTCTACCAATTCCAATAGCTTCATTTTTTCTCATGTTATTGTATCCATGCCACTCTACTAGTCTTACTGTATCAGATACATCTGCAAAGTGACATGTAAGAGATCCTAGTAATCCATATTTCTTTGTGTGCTTTCTAATTTCTCTTATATATTCATCAGAGCACCAGTCACTGCTACCAGCAAAAAGTACAGCATCAGGATTATATTTTTTAGCAGCCATAAATCCAGCATTCCACTTAGCACCTAATGGATGATTGACATGCTGTACAAATTCAATCTCATACTTCATAGCTAACTCGTAAGCTTCTTTTTCATGACCAACTATAATTGGTATTACCTTCTGCTTTAAAAGTCGCTGTATAGTCATTTCTACTAAAGGTAATCTACCAAGCACAGGTATAGGACAAACTATCTTATTTCTCATTCTTCTTACCTATAAAGTGAATTAATGGCTTGAGTATTTCTTCATCAGGTATTTCATTAGCTAGCATCTTCATAGCTCTATTCTGACCACTGCTACAGTGCATACAAAGTTTTGGTAAACCTTTACTTCTGTAGAAGGTATCCAGTTCTTTTTTTAGAGTAGCACTTAATCGGTAACTGCCAGTCTTTTTAAATCTCTTTACTTGGATTAGTAACTCTTCACTTATATTCATATATCATTATTATTTCAGATATTAAAAAACTTACAAATGCCAATCCTACAAATTGCCATTCTACTATACCAGCTGTAATTATAGCTATCCAAAATGATAGACAGCTTTGGCAATTAAATGGTTTATAGTCAGGCAGATTAAAAGTCTGTAGGGCTCTCGCAAATCCTATTGGCATTAATATTATTAAAATTATATAAATCATCTTTAAATTTTTTTACTGCTAGATGTATAGTATCTAGACTTATTCCTGTTAGTTTTTTTATCTCTCTGTATGTCATTCCACAAATGACCATCTTAGTAATCTCTTTAGTAAATAACTGCTGATCATCTACTGGATCTTGATGTAGATATTCATCCAGTAGTTTCTCAGCTCTTGTTACTTCGTAGTGATCTTCTGACTGGATGTTAATATCTTTTAACTCTTCATGCAATCTGTAATGTTTGTTAAATTGTGAATCTCTCCACTTATACTGATTGTAAGCATACCTGGCAAATACCTTTGGCAAATCTTCTTCTGTGATATTTAGTTTATACACTAACAGATAGACGTGCCCAACAAGATCTGATGATATAGCATTACCTCCAGTTATTTTGTTTGCAATTTTATAAGCTTCTTTATTCCAGAAATTCACCTGGTAAATATACTAATTTTGTTTTATGTACCATTTAAACCACTTATCATAAAAAACATCTGTCACAGTTTTACCATTTAGAAACCTAGATAGGTTAGCGTTATTCACTTTCATGTCTTCAGCTATGTGTACCTTCAAGTATCTGTTTGTTATTCTTTCATTAGTCTTCTCCACCATCCATTCCTTGATAGAAAAGTCCTTATCTGTTAAGATAGTGATAGTATAAATCTTTGATAAATCCATAGATAAAATAGATTAGTATTATAATTAAAACAATTGTCATTCCTCTTTTTCCGAGCAAGTAGTGCATGCCATAGAATAACAGCCCAAAGGTAGCCATTAAGCATAGCACTACTATGATGTATTTAACTAGTCTCATTAGAACAGCTTAGAAGTTACTTTTGTAGCATTTAGAGTCACATAGTGTGTGCCATTGTATTCTCTACCTCTTAGGTCAAATGTTACCTCTACCACATCATTCACCTGGATAAAGTCTAATAGATCAATGTTGTCATTAACTAACTGAAATTTTACCTCTTGAGGATACTTGTCCTCAGGCTGTCCTACTCTTAGGATAAATTCTTGTACCTTGAATTTTTCAGATACTTGTTTTGGTGGCAATTTACTGATGATTGCTCCTTCTTGTGTGTGTTGATTCATATTATTTGTTTAATTATTACTTAAAAAACCCCTCCTTGTTATTCACATCAGTTTTAACTTCTCAGGTTTTAACTTTGGAGGGGTGGCTTACCAGAGCCTATTCACTTGCTTTTGCCGAGCCTCTATACTATTTTTTCAGGGAATGGATTTTCAAGTCTCATTTTAGCTACTTCAATCTCTGCTCTTATTGTCAGAGCTTTTGCATAATCATCAGCCATAGATGCTATAGTTGAGTGAGGATGTACGTACTCAGCTTCATAGCCATTTCCGATTGCTGATAACAAACCTTGCATTGCTGCAATCATTGCTTGTTGATAAAATTCTTTTTCTGTCATTTTGCTAATTTATATAGGTTTAAAAATCGTGCTGTACTGCACTTAAATTCATTGATTTTATTATCTGAGCTTGCCTGAG